TTCCTAAATTACCGTAACCAGCAGCTTTGGGAAAAGCCATGATTTATCCTCCTAAGATAAATGAATAAGAATATAAATACGCTTAAACACTCACTACAGAGGCTGATTTAACTAGGTGCAGTAAAACTACTGGGCTAGTAAATGTTCAGGTAAGTCTGATAGTCTATTGTTTTGCGGTTAGATCAGCCACTAAAAACTAGGCTGAATGAGACTTTCTTATGTGTTGTCATTTGTACGTGTGGTTGGCCTTGCAAGTAGCGGCACACTAAATGTATACACACAAGAAAGTTATTTCATATTGTTATATGAAGCTATTTTAAATTTGTCAAGTAAAATGCTTTACTATCGTGCACAATCACTTACTATCGTGCATACCCTGTCTTGTCGTACACAAACTTACCTGCACGTATAGCAGCAATAATGGCTTCTTGATTACGCTCATATTCAAGTGAAGACATCTTCTCTACTTGGGATTCGTAAAAGAGTCCTTCCTCTGATTCAGAATCGACACGAGCCTTATTAGGTGTGCGTACAGAACGAGCAGCATTAACTGTATTTTCTCTATCTGTGTCTCTGCTACGTTTCTGTGTAATACCCTTGTCAGCTTTGTATAGGTCGATTGCCCTAGCTGCCGATACCGCATCATTCTCATTGTCGTACAACGCACTCTGCACCCACCGAGGTTGCTTTTCAACCCATTCATGGAACTCATCCTGATCACGAATCTTGGCAAAATCTGGATGTAATCGCATGAGCTCTGCTTCAGCTTTCTCTTTAGCAGTTTCCTCTGCCATCTCATTAATCTTCTGTAGCCGTGATTCAAGTTCTTGTGACTGTTCACGTGCTTTCTTAATGGCAATAGTCTCTACGATCTTTGCTACATCTGGATACTCATTTGCCCATGCCTCAAGTTCGTCCTCAGACTTAGGCAGACTAAATGTTTGTTTTGCTGTACTATCGAGTTGAGCTTTTAAGTCATCGATTTGCTTTTGCAGTTCAACTTGTTGCTTTTGTGAGTGCCTACGCAAATCACCATAACGCTTTTTAAAACTTCTTTCTTCTGCGCTATCGGGTTCAATGTTATCATCTTCTGGAGGTGTATCTTTTTTATTATCCTCCATCAACTGTTTTAGCTCTTCCTCTTCTTCTTTAATACGTTCATGATTAGCTGAGCGTTTAATAAAACCTGCAACTTTTACTTGTTGTACTTCTTGCTGTTGATCTGACATATTTACCTCTTGAAGTGGGGGCTGTCTTATCAGGTGGCCCAAGGGCTATTATTTTAAATGGCCCATAATGAAGGGTTATTGTTATTTGAAAGCTACACCCTTCTATAGCTAACTATCTATTATATCATCCACCGCCTGGAGTAGTCAATGCTCGTGTCATTATTGTAGGTGCATAATACTGAATTGCTTTATCTATGTCTAAACCTTTCATAGAAGCATTAATTGCTACGTTTGATAACATCTTAGTCGCTGTACCAATACGTCTTAAGTTATTGGGGTCCATTGTCCCTGATAATGATTTCATTACATTGGTTGCAGCTATTTCAGATACACCAGAAGATATAAGTGAATCTTTAAAGCTAGTTAGTACATCACCGAAATCACCGCCACGTATAGCAGTTGTAACGCCACTACCTATAGAACCTACAAATATATTGGATACTTGTGCTGGCTTTAAGTTTAATGTATTAGCAATGCTATTTAAATTGTCTGCACCGATAATGGCTGTAGTAATTTCACCTGCATTGGCATTGAGAGCACCTGCTGCTGCACCACCGATCATGGCCTTACCTATGTTCCCACCAGTAGCTGCGGCAGTTAACCCGTTAAAGGTAGCACCAAGTACTGCCGAACCCACTGTCTGTGCACCGGCTGCACCTGCACCCATAATGGCAGAGCCAATAGAAGTGGATAATCCAGCGGTAAATGGGGCAGCAAATATGCCAGCCACTTGTGCAATGCCTTTTACCTTTGCTGCATCAGGATGTGCACCTTTATAGAAACTAGCTTTGCCTACAGGTACAAGTTGATCACCTATCTCTTTGTAGGTCTGTGACATGCGCTCCCTATCTGCACCACCCGTTTTTCCTGATATACGGTAATAAATATCGCCATCTTGCTCTATCTTTTGAATATCTGTAGTTTTGTGAGATATTAACTCTGCAATCTTTGCTGATGCCGGATCTGTCTGTTTTAGTAGCCAATCTTTTAATGTAGCTTTTTGTTCTTCGAATATAGGTTGCCCATCTGTGTCCGTACCAACTTGCACAGATACAGTGCCTAAATCTTTTACATCTTTAAATGGATTATCTAATACTGTACCACGAGTCCAAGCTCTACCTTTAGCCTTATCTTCCGATGCATACTTCTCTTCATCTTTCTTAGCAAGATTAATGAGATACTGATCTGTATCAGTGTCGGTATCTAAATCTTTGTATGCATCAGGTATTGCCGTAGTAGTCTTAGTCAAATCTGTAGTTGCAGTTGTACTTGTTTTAGTTAAATCTGCAGTAGTTTTCTGACCTGTTGTAGCTGTTACTGTGGGTTTAGCCTCACCTGCTTCTCTAAATACCCCACCGAAGCTTTGTACTTTTGTACTCTTTTGAAATCCTTCAGGGATAGCACCCTGTGGTTGCCCACTAAATGTAGGAATAAAGATATCCCTCTGTCCAGCTTTACTGTATCGTTCTGTACTAAAAGGTGTAGTAAAAGGATTGGGGGAAGCAAGTCCACCTGCTGCCATGCGGACCTGTCCCCCTTTAGCTTTTTTTGATACTGTTTCCTCTTCCTCTGATTCACTTTCAATCTCATCTAGGATGTCATCAAGCTCAGTCTCAAACTCACCTGTGTCATCTTCAGTGGCTTCATCTGCATTGCCCATCTGCCCCATAGCTTCCATCTTAGCTAGACCTTCTTTAGCTGCCTGACGTAAATCCATGAGTTTCTGTAGACCAATAAAACGTACTACATCTGCAGGGAATACAAACTCCCCCTCACTTAATTGTGCAGGGATATCATCACGTACTTCTTTTTTAAGTGAGCCTACAGGTACTTCATTGCCACTGTCTTTATCTACTGTGCCACCTTCTTGAAGAAGTCCACCGTCCTCAAACAGCTTCTTCATTTGTTTCTTAGCTCTACTCTTGGGCATTGATTTCATCTCTTAGCCTTTTCATTTTCATAAGGGCATCTAATGCGCCTTGTGCTCTGTACACATCAATGGGATCTTTAGCTTGCTCTAGAATTTTGTAATAACTTCTTGCTTTACTTTCTAATACAGCTGTAAATGATTCCCATACAATGTGTGTATTAAATACACTCTTAAGCCTGTTGAGGTGCTGGTGCTGGTCTTGGTTGTTGGACATTACCTGTAAATCCTTGTTCTCCAGGTGTGGGTACTTGACCTACACCGATGTTACCCCCACCTGTACCTGCTGTATCTGCTACACCGGGAACTCCTCCAGGTGCTACTGCAGCAGGTTGTTGGGGTTGTTGTGCTGCCATTAATGCAGCCTGCAATGCAGCTTCGTCCATATTATTCGTTACTTTGTCTGGATCAAGGTCCATAGACTTAGCAATCTCACGAATAATGTATTGGAACTTGGCAAAGGGCATTAGTGCAGGGGCACTTGCAATCTGCAGGAATTGCATTAACCGCTGGCTACGTACTTCATTTGCCATGAGACTTTCAGTGCCACGTGCCTTGACTTCTAGATCCCCACGAATCTCTGGATCAAAGTCAAACTGCATATTAAAGTTAAAGAATGCCTCACCTAAAGGACGTAGCAAGTAATCATCTACATTCTTAATCACTGTTTTTGTTGTGCCGGAAGCTGCATTCATTAACATACTGATGCCACTTGCAGTACGTCCTACACCTGCTACACCTGTCTGCCCATGTGAGAATGAAGGTATGCCTGTGGATTCATCTGCCAAGACACGAGCCTTGTCAAACATTTGCATATTCTCATTCGATACATTGGGAAACTTAGTACCAAAGATAGCTTGTCCTGGTGCCCCACCTTGTCTACGGAATATCTTACCAGGGTAGATTTGCATATCTTGTCCTGGCACTAAGTTAGTCTCATCGACTTCAAAGACTAAGTTACCAGATAGCACAGCATTATCAACTGCCATACGCATAAATCCATTCATTAGAATCTGCGTATCTTCCATATTCTCTGCTACACCAATACCAAAGAATGAATAAGGGTTCAGTTCATAAGGTGATGCGTGATAGGGTATCTTGGCAGGTTTAAATGGATTCAGTACCATGCGGATAATCTGACGATTACAAATCCAGATATTAGCTTGTAATTCATCTGCCATGCTAAATGGTTCAGGTATCTTAACACCATTATCTTCAAGCATCTCACGATCTATAGTGCCCCAGAACTCTATCACTTCAAATCGATTAACCCCTGTATCGGTACGATAATCACTAAGATCATCTTCCCAATATTTCTTCACATAAGTCTCACCACGTTCAATGACTGTATCAATGACTGATTTACGGAAGAAGGGACGCTTCTTAAGATCACGTAATTGAGATCTACTTAGCTTGTGTCTCTCCACAATAAATGATGCGTCTTCCATACTATGAGCATCTGGATCTGGATAAAAGTTCCACACACTTACATGGGATGTATCTGGTCTCGTTTTAATGACAGGGCTATATGTGCCATCTTCTTTCCAGTTAGCATATTCTTTGTCATAAGCAAAAGGACCTTTCATGATCCCAGTGCCAAAGAGAGCTAACTCAAATGCTGTATTGCGTAATTGCTTAGTGGCTTTACTCTCATCAAGTTGATCCTTGATCTTCTTCTCCATCTTTTTAGCTGCTATCATGGCAGGACTAAATGTGATAGAAGTTGGTGTCTGTCCTACACCTTCTTTAAGACCTGTTACATTGCCTAGCTTATTTTTTAGTGAGCCAAGCTTTTCCATCAATGTATTAAAGGTAGATCCTGGTGGAAGGGGTTTACCGTCCCCTGCAAAGCCATAAGGCGATGACATAGGCTCAGGTAAAGGTTTCTGTTTACTTTCCTTAGGGTCAAAGTGAACATCACCTACAACACCCTCAGGAAGTACTGTAGGCTCTACACTAATGGGGAATGTATTGTTAGAGAAGAGTACCTCAATAATTTGACCATAGGCTGCTAAAACTTTAGTCTTGGTAACTTTAATGAAAACACGACTCTTCTCAGTCTCAGTGAATTGAACATCTGGGCCATAGATACCACGATAGTTACGATATGCCCTTAACCACCGTTCTTCATCCACACGACGAGCATTTTCAGCCTCTTTAAATTTACCATTGACGTAATTAATAACAGGTGCAGCTACAGGATCTTCTACACCACTCTTGCTTACGTCATCCAAACTAAGCTGACGGTCTGTTGTGAACTCTTCATCCATTATCAATATCCAAATGTTTTACATGCCATTGGCATTTGATTCGATCTACTTGTAGCTGGATCATAATCCCATATCGAAAATCTAGGTCTACTCATCACGCCATACCGCAATGCATCATATAAGTGATCTTCTGACTTTGTATTAATGTCCTCTGGGTTAGACTTATCCAAAGGTAGTGTAGGCAGTTGTGCAATCAGGTTTGTACAGTTATCCATGATCACTAATCTAGGCTCTTGAGTGAAATCATCAAGCTGTAGCCTACGATGTATCTCATTCTTACCTGCTACACGTGAACCTGCACTACGATCTGCTGGCCTCCATCTACAGCCTTCCATGATCATTTGCTCAGCAAGTGAAGGACCAGTATCACCCCTACGATGCCAACAGGAAGAATCAAGAACACCATAACGGATCTGTCCATCATTACGTTCGCAATCCATAACCATGTGGGCTAAGTCTTTGGCTAGTACTTTACTTACGTATAATTCACGATAAACGATCACTTGCTCTGCAGGAGATACAGCAAACCACAATACTGCTGAATACGAACCGTATCCATAGTCACATGCCCTGAATTTAACCCAGTTACCGGGTATATGTTCGTGCTTAATGACATGTATACGACGATTAAACTCTGGAAATGCAGCACCTTCAGCCACATCCCAGTTACCTTCTAGCAATTGCTTACGTTGATGTTCAGGAAGTGACAAAAGCATAGTCTCATAGTCACCACCTTCAGCAAGATAGGGGTTATCAGACAACATAGCAGGTATAAACCTGCGCTTAAACAGAGGTTGACCTTCTTTACTGTGACCTTTTGGGTACGAAAGTGTGTCACCTGTGTCTATATCTGTAGCCCAGAACGCCCTACCAGCAGGACTAGGGTCAATAAACATCTTTTTAACCCATATGTGACCAGGACCACCGGGGTTTGTAGTGGCTCTCATGTAGGTAGGGAGATCTGGTGCGGTACTCCGCAAGCGAGAACGCATGTAATTCCATGCAAATGGAGTTGACCACTGCGTCAATTCATCAAAACCTACCCAACTGAATGAGAGTCCCTGATACCTCAGTACATCTTCGTCACGATCCAAGTAAGAAAACCATAGTCTTGCTCCACTTGGTGCCTGCCACTGCATCTTTCTCTCGGACCATTTGATCCCAGGATAGATTCTTGGGTACAACTCCTGACTTTTCCAAATCAGTTCTCGTAATTCTTCTGTTGTATGTCGTAGTAACAGCCCACTAAACTGTGGATGCCCCATATATCGCATGGGATCTGCTAGCATGGCAAAGCTTTTACCACCTCCTGCTGCCCCTCCATACAATACTTCACGTTCACTTGCAGCTAAAAATGAAGATTGAGGTCCTGCATTGGGCTTGAATACAACATTATTGTCTTTTGCTATCTGCTCAATCTGTGCCTTTTGTCTTTGTACTGTCTCTTCCTGTTCCTGACTTGAAGTCTGGATCGAGATGTCTGGCACTTTCAACGATCTCTTTTGCGATGTTGTAGACTTTTGTACCTTTTTTGTCTTCGTACTTTTCCGCAAGCTCAAGGGCTTTTTTGTACCTTCTGGCCCATGACCTAAGTATGCTAACTTTGGCGCTTCTTTGTCGCTCATTCTTTACACGATGTAATAAACCAACATGACTAATGTACCTTCCTGTAACCTTTGTTAACCATGCAGCTACATTACGAGAAGCGTATTGCTTTAAATACTTTTTAGCTTTCTCTAATGCTTCTAGTTCATGGGGTATGGGTATTAATAACAGCTTAGATTCTTCAGAAAACTTGTACCCAAAAGGGGGTTTAACTAATGTTACTGTTACTGGTATGGGTACGTATTCCCCCGTTGCAGCTGCATCTTTCGGTTGAGGCAATAGCCACTTACCTGCTGCCTTTCTTAATGGCAATACACTGTGTCCCATACTTACTCGTCATCTTGAGAAGTATCTTTGGGTGGTAGAATCATTAACCCATTATTCGTTTCAATCTGCATCTTCTCTGTCTTAGCTAAACCTACACGATCTAACAAGTCTTTAGCTGCATTGAGTTTGTCTCTGATGCCTAACTCTGTAGGATCTACCATGCCATCTACAAGTGACATAGCTGCACGTGGGGCATTACGTGCCATAAAGATCTGAGTTGCCTCTAAGATCTCTTCTTTAAGCCCTTTGATAATATCACGAGTGTAATACGTAGGAGAGTAACCCGCTAATATTTTAGCACGATTAACATCTCCACCTGCCTCATCGAATAAGACATCTAGGAATTTTTGTTGTAGTTCAGATAATTGTCTAGCCATTATGTTTTCCTGTAAGGTCGAACCTTCTTAGCAATAGCCTTAGGTTGGCTCACAAACTGCTTTCCTTGCTTTGTTCCTTCACGTTTAGCTTTAGATGTAGCTGCATATTCTGCTGGTGATAGAGCCTCTATAGCTTTCTTGGGTAAGTACCGTTCTCCTGTAGCCTGTGAACCTTGTGTAGATGGTTTACCTGACTTTGTACCCCACTCTTGCTTTGTCCACTTACTAAGACTTTTCTGTGCCTTAGTCTTTTCACCTGTGTATCCACCACCTTTATCTTTGTATTTCTTTCCTGCTAGTTGAGCTTTCCTAGCTGACCACTGTCCTGCATCACCTCCAGATGTGCCAGCTTTAACTTGGGCTACAATCTTTTTCCACAATGATTCATTTGATCTAGCCATATTATGATATCTGCGTAGGGTTAAAGTATTCATCGACACGCAGCAACAATGAAACACTTGAAGCTGCACTAGCTAATGCTCTTAGTTTATCCCCTTGCCCTAAAAATAATAAGTTCTCTATTTGCAGTAGGCTATTGCCATCTAACTCAACTGCCTCTGCAATGGTATGCCATGTTGCAGTTGTAGACTCATACCAATCCAATGAGAAGGTACGTGAGGCAGCTACGATATTTGATACGCATATGCTAATGACATCTGTCTTGTAGTTAGCTGGTACTGTATATACATCTGCATTAGAAGTCCCTAATACTGTAGCTACAGTCCTTGTCTTAGATGTCTGTGTCGTATTCATTAAGTTAGATCGTAGAAAGACATTGCAGCGTATACAGAACCACTTGATCCAGACACTGTACGTACTGCCAGTGTATATACATCACTTACACCTGCAATACTTACACCTAGTTGTAAATCAAAGTTATAGCCCGTAGGGGCAGTTAGATTACCAGAACTTTGATTGGTAGACACAACAAAATCTGTTTGCACAATCGTGCCACCCGTAAGTGCAGTTGCAGTAATGTCATAATCTACATGCAAGAAGTCTGTTGTATTATATGAAGCCCCAGTTAAAGTTGCATTCTTAATGAGGGCTACTTCAAATGTATCTGAAGATGCAGGAACAACTGCAATACGATTAGGAAGAATGACTGATCCTAAAGCGTCACTTGCAATACGTAGAGATAGTACAGGTAAAAAAGTTGTAGATATTGAACTTAGTGCCGTAGTACGTCTAATAATACTATCTGCTGCAACTTGTTCGTATCCACCTTCAGATAGCACAGAAGAACATATCTGCTTTAGACTAGAAGCTGATGCAGTTGCAGATGTGTTGGTTATTTCATATCTAACAGGCAATGTAGCCGTAGTCATATAAACCGTGTTGTATGTGTTTGCATTGTGGAATGTATGAGCAATAATAAACTTACCATCAATAATAAACCCACACCGAACACTGCCTACACCTAACCACTCAATATCAACAAACATAATCTGGGACTTGGTAAGATCTAACGTATAACCACTCTTACCCGTACCATCCAGTTTATCCCCATTCCAATTAGCCTGGGTCACTGCTCTTGATTCATCTACTGAACCACCTGTATAGCTTCTTAGTACAAAAGAAACAGTTGTATCATTTTGCTGCAGGTACACACCGTTCTGTACATTAAAGTAGCCTACACGCTGCCTTAAACCTGTCTTAGCAGTATTCATAACAAATGTAGCCAGTACAAGTAAGCTCTTTCCTGGCTGATAAGGAAACACTTTATACGTCTGCCTTACTACCTCTGATCCACTTGCTGTAGTAACATCCATGCGTACTGTGGATTCATTGGGCAAGTGCGTTATGCTACCTCCTGTACTTGTGGAGGTATCAAAGTGAGGATCACTTTCATATCTGTTTGTACTGTCAAACAGTGTTAGGGGTGTGCTTATCCTGACACGACCAAATGCATCAAGGGCAGGGCCATAAAAGTTTACGTTGCCACTGCCCTCTGCAATTGATACTTTATCTGGGTAGGAAGAGATACTCACTTATTTCTTCTTAGCTTTCCTTGCTTCACTTAATGCTATGGCGATAGCTTGTTTGGGACTTTTAACTACAGGTCCCTTTTTACCTGAGTGAAGGGTGCCTTCTTTGAATTCACCCATGACCTTCTTTACTTTCTTTTGTTCTTTAGTCATCTTCATGTATTGCTCGCTTCGCTGCGCTTCATGTATTGCTTACTTAGGTTTCTTCACTTTAGGTGCTTTACTTACTTTAGGCATAGCCACTGCAATCATGATAGATGGAGCTTTAAGTTTACCCATGCCACCTTTAGCATAGTTACCTTTAAGACACTTACCTGCCTTCTTGCATTTGGCAGGTGTAGGACAAGAAGGGCAGGTTTTCATCATATTACTTCTTTGCTTTCTGTGCAGGTTTCATGGAAGCACCACAATTAGCCATGCCACCTTTAGCATACATCTTAGGCTTTGCCATTCCACCACCCATCATTTTCTTCTTGGCTGGCTTCTTGACCATACCACCCTTTTTGTAATTCAAGCTTTCCTGTAGCTCTTTCTTTTCTTTCTCTGTAAGTCCACGCTCTTTCATGACACGTGACATACCTTCTGGCTTCTCTGCACCACCTTCACGAATCCTACGATTCATAAGGGCATCTAAACGCTTTTCTTCACGAGCAGTAAGCTCACTGGATTTCTCTTTCTTTTTAAGTGCAGCTAACTCTTCGTCAAGTAATGGATCTACATCCATTGCTTCACGAGCCATGCGTCTTTCACCTGCCTTCAATGCCTTAGCTTCTGAAGGGGACAACAGTTTACTTACTCTACCGAAACCTGCCATTTAAATTCTCCTAGGAAATTAAGATACTGCTATTACTTCTTGTACTACGATTACTTACCAAATTTAAGTTTCTGAGATTTAGGGGGTTGTTTACTTGATCCACCCTCTTTCCACAATCTTTCATTAGACCACCATGCAGGAGAGAGTTTACCCTTAGCTATATTCTTACCGTGCCTAGCTTTAAAGTTCTTACGAGCTTCTTCACTGTAATTGTGACCCATTGACGAATCACCGTAATGGATCAGCTTAACTGTGTCACCCTCTTTGGCTACGACCATCTCTTTCTTTCCTGGCTTATTGGATTTCTTAGGTTGATTGTAACCTGTAAATCCCAATTTCTTATATCTCTCAGGAAAGTCAGACATTCTTATTGCCCTTATATCGATGATCACTCTTAAGTATCCTACCCTCAGACCAACCCTCTGCCTTCATAGCTGCCTCTACCTCATGTAACTGGAATCTTATGCCTGTATGTTTTTCTAATGCGGCACGTACAAAGAAGACATCACTGTGGGGTATGTGGACCTTATCTAACTTGTCACGGTAGACTGCATTAATAAAATCAGCAAATAAGTGATTTTCTCTTAGGTATATTTTCTTTTTATTCATACGTCAACTGTTTTAGTCCTCGCTCCTTCATTCGCTTTGCTCATTCAGTCGCTGCGGAATCACAAGTATAGAGTCTTTGGATCTAGGACACTTAAATATTTCACTTAAATGCTTCACTTAAGTGTTTCACTTAAGTGTTTCACTTAAATGGCTACGCTTTAAGTAAGCACAGATAATAGGCTATTAGAAATCGAGCACAGATAATTGTATTAGTTCTATGTCTCAGACCCGAAGTCTTTGCCTCACTTACAACTATTCACTTAAGTGAATTTTTTACTTAAGTGTTCATTGTAAGTGAATTATACACTTAAATGATCTTTATTACAAGTAAGTATATAAGTAAGTATCTATATAAGTGTTCTTATACTTTATAAGTATGTATATAAGTGTTCTTATATAGTAAGTGTTTTATATACGTAGTATGTGTATATATCTTAACTGTATATTATAAGTGTTATATATGTATCATTTAAGTGTAACACTTAAGTGTATCACTTATATGTATCACTTTCACTGGGGCTGATACCCCATGGTATATGATTCTGTAATCACTTGTCAAGTTATTTCTGCAATGTGTAGTAAAATAGTTACAGATTTAGTGTATTCCCACTACTCCTTATCGATTGTGTCACTTAAGTACAAGACCTTAATCGGTATTATCACTCACTACGTAATTAAAACTATCCATCACTGTACATGTATACTGTATACAGACTCTTAACTTTACATACCTGTATGCATATACAGTGTATACAGCATATTATGCTTATTTTCTGTGCATTATAAGCAGAACATGCTGCATGAAATTTAAATGAGAGTGATTCTCATTTAGAGTGTGTGTATGTTAGTGAGTACTAACATAAGTACTTGATACATGAGAACTATTCTTATTTAAGGTGAAAATACCTGATCTGTGTATGAAGCTGTATACAGTAGCGCCCCACCCCACCCTGGCCCACGCCCACCCCCGCTCGTGATCGCCTAGGCGCATGTGTGCACGATCACGTGCATTACAGCGTCATGATGCAATTGCTATGAGTACATGATGTGTAAAGCATTTAAAATCAAGTACTTAGATATTGGTTTAACTGTTACGATATCAGTTAATCACGAAAAAACGCATATCGAAAGTAGTGATTTTTATAGCGGTTCAAGGGTGGTCAAGGCGATGCATCATCTTAGATGATCCCCACTGTCGAATGTTCGACACTAACCATATCCCCTATTGCCAATGGCCAAACCTACCGCTTATCAGCTCAAACCTGCCATTCGTCAGCTGAAATCGACCGTTCGTCGAAGTTGGCATGGCAATTGCAATAGGGCAAAGTCGGCTGACACTCTTACTATTAAGTTTATAGATAAAATATTTACCCCTCACTGAAAGTGAAGGGGTAGTAAATATTTTATCTTGTTTATAAACTTAATAGTAAGGAGTAGGAAAATGGCACAATCGAACCTAGCAGTTATCAGTGAAAACGGTGTTTTCAACGTCAAATCGGCAGTCAAAAATGCCACATTGCTAAAAGCAAAACCACCCATCAATGATGCAGTCATGTACAACGATCATGGGCAATTGCTCACTACGACACAGTATCAAGGCAATAGCCTTGGTGAAGCCATTGATGCTCAGGCTAAAGCCTACAAGTCGATTAAGAAGCAAGCTAAGGCAGCTTTAGAAAAGCTGAAGGGTATCGGTGATGTCCTTAACTACGTTAGGTCATTGTTCAAATCGGACGTATTGTTCGGTCAGTTTTTGATGAAAACTGAATTGTCCATCATGTCAAGACAAGACAGATCCGATGCCATGTGGTTGGCGGATAACTGGACTTCAGTCCAGACTCAGATGAAAAAACTAGACATTTCCTCTAGCTCTGCTAGCTATCTTCGCCAAGCAATCAGAAAGGCTAGTGCTACTGTGCAACGGAGCGAAGCTCCTGATGTAGTAGCAGTTGCTACTGTCGAACCCCAAGTTAAGCCTACTGCTACTGTGCAGAGCGAAGCTCTCAATGTGGTAGAAAAGCCAGTTGCCGCTACTGTCGAACATTCGACACTAAAGCCTACTGTGCAGGAAAGCTTAGATTCTGAAGCTTCACCTGTAGTAGATACCCTTGAGATCATCGTAGATGATGCTGAAGCTTTCGCTGATTCAGTAGCTAACCTTGCGAAAGCCGAAGGCTTAGACTTGAATGCAGTTATCGAAGCTTTGCTTAAGCGTGTTTGATAGCCTTACAAGGGGCTTAAATGCCCCTCAGATCGATTTTCTTTCATAACCTAGGGGTAACCTATGCGTGACAATGATTTTCTCGTTATGGCAGGCATGATCGTGATTCTTCAAGCCTTAATTGCGCTTATGGCATTTGGCATCATTACACTTTGATGCACAAGGCACTGGGTTTTACCGTTCGTCGGTTAGAGTCTACCGTCTGTCGGTTTTTACTTAACTTTTCGTTTTCTTGACCGTTAACCTGATTGCAGTGACGAACATTCGACACTAACTTTTCAACCCAACGTAAGGATGCATACACCATGGAATTGCTCTCACTCGATACCAATAGCAAGCTTGCCAAAACCAATGCCAAGCAAAATGACTACATGTTTGTAGGCCTATCAATGATGCCTAACGATAGGCTGTGCCCCGGTGCAAAGGCTGCCGGATGTATGGACGTATGCCTAAAGTCTGCAGGTCTGGGTAAGTTTTCCAATGTGGCACAGGCAAGGCAAGCTAAGTCTAACTTTTTCATGGAAGATTTCCTAGGCTTTATGGCTCAATTGATCAAGGAAATGAAGTCTAAGGTGCGCACTGCCACTAAAAAGGGTAAGACATTGGCAGTAAGACTTAACGTCTTATCCGATGTACCTTGGGAGGACATACCTGTAACCCTTGACGGTACACACTACGCAAACATCATGGAAGCTTTCCCTATGGTGCAATTCTATGATTACACCAAGCTTGCAGCAAGGTTCCGTAAGGTATTGCCTAGCAATTATGACCTGACCTTTTCATACTCAGCCTCACCCAAGTACAAGAATCAGGTTACATCTGCACTTGCCCATAGGGGTACTAAGATGGCCGTGGTATTTGCAGGTGAGTTTCCCCTAACTTTCATGGGTCGTAAGGTTATCGACGGTGATGCTCAGGATGCACGTTTCCTAGATGCTCAGGGTGTAATCGTAGGCTTGAAGGCTAAGGGTAAGGCTAAGACTGTGCAGAATGATTTCATTGTCCACTAACGTACACATGGGGGCAATGCCCCCTAACTCTACTGTCGAATGTTCGACACTGAAAAGGGAACATCATGAAACTAGTTAAAGATCTCAAGCAAGGTGAGTATTTCAAGCGTAATGCAGCATCTAAAACTGTCTACTGTCGTGGTCAGTACATGCGTGAATCAAAGAGGTATGCAGCACAGAGATTCGATGACATATGCATGTTCATATACCTAAAGCCTGACACACCTGTATTTGTAGACTTTGAGTTCTAGTTACCGCTTATCGGCTAGAACCTGCCACTCGTCGGAAATGACTTAACTTTCCACTGCCATCGACCGTTAGTTTATATACGCAAGACAACTCGGAGCACTGAACATGGAAATCTACTTCACCCTGAAACAGACATATGGAAAGGTACGTGTAGTGCCACTGTGCATCAATGCCATCACCTTTGCAGACATTGCAGGTACAAGCACCCTTACACTACGTGCCATGCGTAATGTGGAGGCACTTGGATACAAGCTTATGTGTACTCCAATGTATGCAGGAGGCACAGCACCGATGACTTCCGATCAACTCAAAGAGGCAGGGGTAGAATAGTATGGAGTTCCTTAAAAGGGCAGAGAGATATGCTGAGGCACGTGGCGATGAGTACTGGTTTGCAGATATCTACACACGTTATAGAGAGTATAACGGAATCACTGATTCGGTATGGAAAACTTTGAGTTATCTGTACGGTGACTCAGTGGCTGACCAATTGGAATTTCAATAACAGGGGGCGGAATAATGTTAGATGCACAGATTGTAGGCTATTTATTGTCCTATCGTGTCAATGGATCAGGGAACATATGGATGCTCAGGTTCGACACTGAAGCACAGGCACAGGCCCACATCAAGCGGGTAGGGCTAGATGTTCCCATGTATCAATGCGTAGTAAATCCGATTGTTGAGATGTCCACTGTAACCGAGGAGGCATGACACCATGCGAGTATTTGTGTACTACAACCTACATAAACACATGTGGTCAGTGAAGGCACTTGAAGGTGAGCACAAAGGCAGGGTTATCACACATACTCGACACTTAGCCCTCATGGATTGCACTTTCAAGGTGTCTGAGGCAGGTAGGCAGAGGGTTCTACGTGAGAGGCGTAAGAATGTACATGCAGGGATAGTAGGCACAGCACCTAAGTCCATCTTAACGGCTATCAAGTCGGACTATGTGGTAGGGGATGGTGTACCTATTACATACAACCCCTACAAATACGATTCGTTTGTGTCCAAGCTAGATGACACACGGAAGATTAAGCAAGCTAAGATTGTGACACTTTTTGACCGTTCAGTAACCGCATTTGCAGTGGCTTAACCAGAGGGGCAGTGACCATGCAGTATGAACTTTTAAATCTAGCTGAAGCTAGGCAATTGTTTACCCACTACATATTCAGGGATGAGGAAGGTGAGTACTACCTAGCTGACCACAGCATCCGTAACCTGCACGATCCTGCAAGTACAGATGATGGTCTGCTCAAGGTAGACTTCAGTGAACCTGCAAAGGTAGACAATCGTAAAGGTAACGTACACATTACAGTGACACAGAATGGCTTGAGGAAATGCAACCTAGTCACTTCGCTGTACGTAGCCTATGAATTAGGCATGATCGATTACACAAACGTAACCACCAAGGAGTAAACATCATGGGTTTAGACATGTACTTGAAGGCAAAGAAGTTCTATTACGATGAAGCTGAAGGTGACGCAATCATCAAGCTAGCTTTGCCTGAGAATCACCCGTTCAAGAAGCTACGATCAGTAGATGTATGCCTTGAGATTGGGTACTGGCGTAAGGCTAATGAGATTCACAACTGGTTTGTGAATAACGTACAGGACGGTGAGGACAATTGCGGGGAGTACTACGTAAACACCAAGCATATCGAGGAATTGCTTGCCACTGTACGTGAGGTACTGGATAACCCCAAGCTAGCTGAGAACATGCTACCTACACAAGGTGGATTCTTCTTTGGTTCCACTGAGTATGATGAGTACTACTTCAGCGAGCTAAGGCACACAGAGGAGATGCTAGCCAATGTGCTTAGCTTTGTGAAAGATAACCCAGGCTATATTTTGTACTATCAATCATCGTGGTAAGGCGTATGTTTTCCAGATATCTTGACGCTGTAAATTTCTGTAGGTACAATTCAGTCAGTCCTGCACACATTCAACGTACAGGGCATGGACTGAACCGCAAATGGCATATCAACATGGAGCAAACACAATGGGATACTATGAAAAGCGCACTAAGTTCCTCGGTCTACCCATCATTATCCGTAAGAGAGCGAAGAAGAGCAGAG